TTCTTATTAGTACTACTAGTTTCTATGTCGTCATCATCAATTGGATCGCTGTCAACTTCAATAAATCCGTTTGATGTATTTATTTTTGCTCTAAACGTCATACCATCAGCTCCATATCTGTTTTTCATAATATGGAAGCGCCCTGTACCTTCTACTTTATCTTTACGTTTACGAGCTAAGGATATAATTATATCTCCAATCATAATTTTATCATATGATCCAGCCGCATTATCACCTTCAATAATGTCTGATTTTGCCGCTGTTCTATTTGCTTGTGATGGTGATACAATAGGAATGCCTTTTTCTTTAGCAAATGATTTTGCAGCTACATAAACATCATCAATTTCATCTTTACGTTCTTTTCTACCTTTAGTACGCATGTAATCTAGGTAGTCGATGATAATTAAATCCGGTTTAAAATCATTTTGATGTTCAAGCTGCTGTAAATGTGCTTCTATAGTATCAAATGATGCTCTTTTAGGTGGGTATTCTTTAATAATTACTTTACCCTTTACTTTACCTACTATTTCATCTACTTCTTTACGGTGCAAATGCAATTTATCCACTTCAATACCAGAAAATATTGCGTCATATCGTTTACCAATATATCCTTCGCCTAATTCAAGTGTATAGTGCACTACATTATACCCCAATGCTGCGGCATAAGCACCCATAGCAGTAACAGCCCACGACTTACCACCACCAGGATTACCAAACACAAGTACTAAATCACCTTTACCATAACCACCTTGTGTCAATTCATTAAATGTACCCCAAGGAAATGGTATTGTGTTTCTATCATCTTCACGATATCTAGTTTCAATATCAATATTATAATCTAATCCTACAGTTTTATCCTCACCCGCTCTAACTGCTTTACCAATTAACTGAAGAATACTATCAAAATCATTCATTTCAAGTAACTGAACTGAATTAAGGATAGCTTTTTTAACTTGCTGATTGCGACAAAAATTACTAAATTCGGCTTCAACCCATTCTAAATCAGATTGATCAGCCATTTTATAGGCTTCTTTAAGTGATTCTACAATTGATATTTTTAATACTTCATTATCAATCTTTTTTGTCTCAATAGACATTGTTTCTACAGTAGGTGTAGTGTGGTATTCTCCAAAATATTTTTGAATATATTCTACAACCCATTTATGAGCAGATGATTCAAAATATTCTGAATCAAGGGAATCTATAATGTTAATAAGAAACTGAAAATATAGGTATATTTAATTCATATGAATTAGTAAATGCTTCTTTAACTAATTGTTTATTCTCTGGTGATAAAAATTCTCCATTCAAAGACATCAATTGTTGATTAACAAACAGTTGTTGTCTTCTTTCTACAATAGATAAATACAATTTATTTTCATTTATTAATTCAGCTGATCTTTCTATAATACTTTCTAAAGTAACTCTATTATTATCCATTAATTCTGGGAATAGTTTGGTTAGTTTTTTAGGTCCTAAACCTGTTATTCCAGGGACATTATCAGATGAATCACCTAATAATATTTTATAATTAAGAAAGTTAACACTTGTTACTCCATATTCTTCAAATACATCTTTTGGTTTGTATATTTTCTTTTTAGTTGGAGAATATACTTCTACCTTATCAGATACTAATTGAAGGAAATCTTTATCAGCAGACATGATAGTTACTTTTTGAGTTCCTTCATGTGATTGAAATTTATTAGTTAGATAACCTATAATATCATCTGCTTCTAATCCGTCTACACCTATAACCGAAACAGGAAGACACTTTAAGTATTGAATCAAACGTTCCATTTGATTATTGATACTTTCTGTTTCTTCTTCTTTAGATTGAAATATAGAGTAATTAGTAATGCGATTAACATTACGATTAGCTTTATAATCAGGAAATAAATTGCGTCTTGCGTTTGACCCACCAACACCATCAAATACTATAACTACCTTAGTTGGGTCTACCATTCGAATGGCATATCCTATTGATTTTAAAAACCCGGTAAGACCACCAATATGGTGGCCATCCGGATTTATATGATTAATCACAGTAAAATTCCTTAAAAAGGCATTTAATCCATCTATGATTAAAATTGAACTAAGTTCTGTGCGAATATCTGGTTGAATGTTGGTAAGTAAATCTGTGTATTTACTCTTCGACATCTGTTAGATCACTTATATCTTTAACATTTTCAGTCATTTCATCTTCTTCAATAATATCAAAATCAGCTGATCCTAATATTTGTAACCATTCTGCTGAGTGGTCTTTCTTGTATAGATCAATTGCTTTTTTATCATCTTCAATAAATCCATGAACTGTCATTACAGTAGTACCTTTTGTTTGTACACCTGTAATATGATTTTTATCTACTGAAATTTTAGTACGTTTAGCAAACTCAACGTCTTTACCATTTTTAGTTGCTTTAATCTTACTTGTACCACTATTAGTTACATTACCAAATGTTACTACAAGTGAAGAATCAAAAAACATAGTATCACCACCTTTATTTTTCAACTTAGGCATTTCCATTGGTACTGATGGTTTTGCAACCCATACCTTATTAACCGCTACAAATGTATTTGTATATGGTTGATTTTCTTTACGTGATAATACAATTTTTTGATTGATAAAGTTACCAAACTGTTGAGACATTGCTCCTGCATTCCACTCATTGTTATTTTTCTGTGATTCAACAGATAAACGACAAGGTACTGAACCAACTGAGTCCCATAAGAAGCATAAATCAAATGGTAATTTGCCTTTTGCTTGTTCATTAAGTAGATCAGCCATAAAAGCAGCTACATCTTCGATTGTATTAAGTGATCCTCTATCAACATAGATAAAGAAACCTTTATAATCAATGATTTCACCAGTTTCAGGATCAGCTACAGGTTGGATTTCAAATCCCATTTGTACTGCATGTTCCCAATTCCATTTCATCTCAGTAACGATAAAAACAGGCAATATACCCATTTTTTGTGCTGCTACTGCTGCCTCAAGCATTGCTGTTGTTTTACCTGTATCCGAGTGACCACGTAACAAAGTTATATGGCCCATCGGAATACCAGGTATAGACAGTACATCTTGAAACGCCTTAGAAAGTGGGATCCACTTTTGTGGCTTAAATTTTACAGATTGGTCTAGAAATTTGGATTTTTTAAACGAGTCAATATCAAAGGACTTTTTAAGTGACTCTGATACTACTGATGTTAAACTGTCTTTAGCTTTAGCCATTATTAATCGTTAAATAGGTCATTAAATTTATCTGCATTACTTGTCTTACCAGCATTGTTTTCCAAGCTATAAGCTGGAGCAACTGGTTTATTCATTTCAGCAATGAAATCATCTTCCTCTTCTTCTTTAGAAGCAATTGGAGTTTCAGTTGCAGCTGGCTCTTCATCTGGGTTTAACCATTTAGATAAAACATCCTTAAGAGCATCATAAGTATACTTACGATTAATAGCAAGAATATCAGGTTGTTCTTCAAGTACCTTTTCTACTAATGCAGCATCTTCTGAAATTGGGGTTGGTTTAACTTTAGGACGAAGAGCACATTTAATGCCTTTTCTACCAGCAACTATATCTTCAGTTGCTTCAACTGTAAAATCACGACCATCAGTAATGTCTGTAAAATCACCATAATCGTCATCTGCAGCAATACCGAGAAGTTGATCATGAGTTAATTTACCAAATTCCCACAAACGAGCTCCCAAATGCTCTTCACCACGTACTACTACAGCAGCAAAGAAACGAGATTTAGGGCTGATTTTGTTTACTAACTGCCAATCTTCTTTATCAGATGATTTACGAAGTTGTTTTGCAAAATCTACAATCGGATCTGCTTCTTCCCAGTTAGTTAAAGACAAAATTGGTCCTTTAGCAAATCCATAATGGAATTGTACTTCGCGAATTGGCCATGCCTTATCGAACTTAGAAGGCAGAATACGAATTTGATGTTTGCCTGGTTTTGGTTTCCAGAAAATTTTTGTGTAATCGATTTTTTCACGTTGTTGCCCTTTATTTTGAGCAGCGGCTAACTTCTGCTTTACAAGATTAAGATCCATAACTGTTTTTATTTAGAATTAAATATAAGAACCCTTATTTAGACCACCAAACTAAGAGATAGTCAAGCTATAATTTCCTGTTCCTCTTAAACGATAAGTAGTTCCAGTAACAGAAGCAGCAGGAGTAAAAGTAAGTGTTGAACTACCAGGTTGTACTACAACAGAAGCAACATACGATGATGATACAAAACCCATTGATGCTGATACGACCCACGTTCCTAGAGCATTAGTAGGGACTCCAGCATAAGAACCCGTTGCATTAGGAATTGTTTCCAATGTAAAATAAGCAGATTCACTAGGATTAGTAAAAGCAAATGTTTTTAATCCTGATAGATCTTCACCTATTGATCCGGTCCAATTAAGTTGTGCTGCTGTATAACTTGCCATTATTTATTAAGATCTATAATTTTATAAATAGCGGTATCTAATTTGCGTAATTCAGGACCTGTATTAAGTAATATACAATTTTTATAATCAGCCCAATTAACAATAAATCTAGTATCTAATATACCTTCATTTAATTGTCTAATTAACGCATTTAAAGCATTAATTGTATATAATGTATTACTTTCCTTTTTACGGTGTAATAATATAGTGTTAGGTAATGGAGAATCAGATGTATTACCTGCATCGATATTATATGTACACATTAATTCTTTGCTTTGAGGTGACTCAAGTACAAATATCTTGTTGTACAATATTGTATGTCGACGATTAATATCGGAGAGAACCGTGTCCAGCTCGTCTGGAGTAGTGAAAGTACAGAATAATTTATTCAAATCGAAAAATATATTGTCCGTCATAAATATTTAGATTTTAGTTAAACCATGGTATGATTTGCCCTGCTTGACGCTTATCGGGTATTGCAACAGTTCTTTGATGGTAGTAAAAATTTCACCATCTTCTTTAGCGTAGTCAAACAAAAACGCATCATAAGTGTATAATACTATTTTGGTTTTTTTATCTTTTAAATAATCTAGCACTAATTCAAGCAACTTAACATTAGTTGATGTTTCAGTACTTTGAACCACATAATTAAATAATTTTTGTGGGTTCATATCTTCTAATTGGTCGCGTATAAATATTTTATTTTCAGTAACCACTGTACCCCCGTATTGTAATGTATCCCATAGACCATCAACGTACATTGCTACTTCTTTAAAGAATGGTTTGTTTTGATATTCACGCCAAACACCACCATATAGTTGTTTAAATGTTAATTCTTTAGCTTCTTGTTGTGATACACCAAGTAATTCACCTAAATAATCATATGTGTTTCTATCTTTAGGAAATTCAAATTTAACCATTTCACCAATCAAACGTGGGTGATATCCTTGAAAATCAATTTCAATAAATTTATCATTTATAGGTCTATAACATTCACGTTCCCCATTATCTTTATTTAATGCAGCGAAATTAATACTATTACAGGTGTTAGAAGGGCGCGTAGTAGTATTATATAAATTATATTGGGTATATAATCTGCTCTTAGATAGATTAAATTCGGGATATTGTATTTTATTTTGATAGTGGTTTATATAACAGTCTTTATCTACTTTAATACCCTGTTTTTCAATTTGATAGAATACTTCAGTTGCTTTATCATTCTGTAATTGAAATGTTGGGTGAGTAAACGTGTGTTTTTTAATTATAGGGAAAGCAGCAGCAAACACCTTCTCACATTCCTCATAGTGTTTACTAATTGGAATCAAACAATTAACATTAGATAAATTTGTGTATTTGCTATAATAATAAGTATTGCAACTATTATCTAATGCTTCTGTTAAGTCAGGAAACTCAACAAAGTTAATATCAAATAATTTGTCAGCTAAAGGATATACCCAATGTAGTGCTTCTTTCTTATCTAATACATACAATCGATTTGTGTGATTTAATAACCAATCGAACACTTCGGTTTTATCAATACTAAATGATTCAGTGTGATCTAAACACAATATGTATCCTTTCTTATCATCAAGGGGTCTGATGTAGATAAGACTTAGATCTGTAAGTGCAGGATGAAAATTATCGTTTTTAGGAATAAACCTAATAAAACAATCTCCAAATTTACCTGGTAGTTGTGATGATTTCTCTATAATATAAAACATATAACATAACCTTTATACTTTAAATATAAAATAAAATTTTGGACTAAAAAAATTTATCCTTCTGGGGGGGTAAAATTTAATTCATTAGATAAAAAAATTTTCAATCCTGTCATTTTTCTATCAGCCTCATCTAAAATAATAGACCCAGAATATACTTGAGACCCAGGTATAGATAAAGTAATATAAAAAGAATTATTAATAAAATTATCAAAAGTGTTTTTATCTACTTCTCTAATTAAAATAGGAAATACATTTACTTTTTTTATAAAATATCTAATAATTTCTATATTTTTAGTTGGAGGAATACCAGCATCATTTTTTGTTGTATTTTCTAAAGAATTAACTTTTACAATTTTTTTAGATAATTCTGTATATGTTTTACCAGTATAAAATTTATTGCCTTGAATAATACAATAAAATCCTTGATAAGGTTCCCCCGTCGAATTTAATATAAATTCTCCTCCTAAAGTATATTGATCTGGAACTATGCTATTTAAAGGGATTATCATGTTATATTAAATATTTGACCTATTGTTGTTAATGGTGTGATAACTATGCCTTTTTTCTGGAAATATCCTATAATTTTAGTAGTATAATTGATTGGATCATTCCCATCACTTTTAGGAGCATATGTAGAAATATATTCTAATAAAGTTGTATTTGGGCCTTTAGGATATCTTGTATGTTGTTTTTTATTAACACGATCAATATAGTCAAATTTAGCATCTAACCCTTGTTCTAAAGTAGGAAATACAGCAAATCTTCCTTGTGATTCTTGAGTAGCTCCAAATTTATCATATTTAGAATTATATACTAAATTCCCGGGATTATTATTTCTAAAAGCACGAGTATTTGAATAATATCCTTCAATTTGAGCATGAGCTTCAATTAGTGCTTTAACTCCTTTAGGAATATTAGTTTTATTATTCAAAATAGGAACAATAGCTGATGCAACAGAAGCATTAGGTGAAACATTTTGAATATTATTTAAATCTATGTCACTTTCTTCAATTCTATTCAATGATGAAATAACTTCATTAAATGCAGAATTCCAATAATTATTAGTATCTATTTCATCTTCAAGAATGACAGGATATGCTTCTAAAGTAGTTATCCAATCACTATTTTCTATTCTATGATTAAAAGATTTAACTAAAAATCCCAAATTATTATTTTTATACCCACTAGGAAGTACATTATTATTTATCTTAAAAATATTTCCTATTATTATGCCTCCAATACCATCCATATCAAAACTAAGCATTACTGGAATGATAGCTTTGAATTGATTAGGATTACTTTTTGATACTCCATTAAATAATCCTATTAAATCTCTTAAGGCATTGTTATATTGTCCTGGAGCATATTGGGTATTAATAGTATTTGATGTTCCTGTATTGGATTGTATTGTATTAAGAAAATTAAAATATTTTTGTATTTGGTTAAAACTTTTGATTAACATTGGAGATAAATCATTTGATGATGCTAAAATATCAGAAGCAGATTCTTTTTTAGGTATTAATCTATCTTGAATTCCTCTATTATATTCTACTAAAGTAGAATTATTATAACCTAATCTTCCGGGAATTTCAGCTTGAGCACTTATAGCAACAATTGTTCCTTGCTCGGGGAATATTTTAGATTCTAATTGATAGTTTCTAATAGATGATTTAAGGTTATGAATTTCAATTTGAAATATTTTATCTTTATTTTTTGATAAATTATTATCATCTGTAAAGTTAATATCTATTATTCTTCCTATTCCATCTTTATCAATATGAAGATCAAAGTTATTTATATTTCCTAAAGATTGTTGAATTGTTCTTAAAATTTCTTTAAAAAAATTAATAAGACTAACTGTGTTTTTATTTGATGTATCTCTTGATTCTATATTAGGGTTAGAAGCAACCTCCATTAAATAAGATAAATTAACATATATTCCTGAAAGATAGCCTAATCTGTAGTTTTTATCAACAAAATAATCCCTTAAAAAGTTAAGACCTTGTAAGGCTTTATTTGCTGAGGTGGAAGCGTCGGTAATGGTTTTATTTGTGAGTTGGTTTGCAAGGAAACGAGCATGATTAGATTTAAATAATTGATAATCTAACTGTTCATTAATAATCTTTTGAATTTGATTTTTGTTAACTTCATTTAAAATATAATTTCTAATTGATATTGGATATTTAGATTGACGTTGTGTTCCTGTAGATAAATTTTCTCTGCTTAATTCAGCATCATTTTTTAAAATATCAACCATTTCTTCGTATACAGTATTTCCACTCTTATTTATCATACCAAGTATACTGATCCCTCTACCATCTTTAACTACATTTTCCCCAGAAATATTTCCCCAATTAGATCCATTTTTAGTTCCGTCAGAAGATATATTATAAATAATACTACCATTATCATTTTTATTTATAGGATCTACAATAGCATTTTCAATTTGTCTTCTTACCTCAGAAAATACTTGTGAAAGTGTAATATTATTATTTATATTTCCTTTTCCTATAACGCTTATTATAGTTAATAAATTTTCAGTTGTAGGATTACTTATAAAAATTCTTAAATTTGGATTAATAGGAAGTTCAGGTGGGTATGATTTAATAGCGTTAAAATCTGTTACTTGTTGTGATGTTATATCTTTTTTAAACCATTTTTCTGCATTTATTAAACATTTAGTCGGATCTGTAGATACTTGGAGAGGATGAGATAAACAAGTTAATGGACCAGAATACCCAGCATATTCTCTATCTTGTACTGATATTTCTGTGAGTAAAGACCCAGTAACTTTAGTATTTCTAATTAAAACATAATTATTAATTAATTTACATAAACTATCTAAAGTTATATAATGACTATTATTTCCAAAATCTTTTTCAGATTCAGGGATTTTTTCAGGAGATGATTGGACATAATTCCATTCTTTTTTAAAGACACTATATGTTCTGTTAATACCATCTGGGGATGTTATAAATAGGGTAGGGTATATGTTTTGATATTGATCCTTAGAAACATTAGCTGAGTCTTTTAATAAATCTTTTATGTCAGGCATTTGATTTATTAGTACTCTCATTTCGTAAAATAATCCATATAATATTCCTTTAGAATATTGGTCTTGTAAAATATCAGCTTTTACTTTGTCTTTAGTATAAATCTTTTTATCAGTAAGATTACCTTCTACTATTTGATATTTACCCATTTTGAGTAAACCATACTCTTTTTGAGTGTATATATCTATGTTATATGGAGCATAATTTACCTTAATTGATTCTAATACTTCACCAAACGATATTATAGACGTAGTACAATCATATCCACCATCAGGTCTAGCTTTCCAGTTATAATTTTTAACATATCCTAAAACAGCTTCATAATTTCCTTTACTTTCTTTTGATAAATCAAATAAATCTTTATTAACTTTTTGAAAGTCAACATCTTTTTTATTTAATATATCATAAAAAACAGGAGTTTGACCACCATAAGCCCATCCCCACTCTATCAGTATTGTATAGCCAGGGCGCATATATAGTAATTCTAGATCTTCTAGTTGTCTTATATCCCAACATTGAAAACTAACTACAACCTCAATTAAGGAACCATAAGCAGCCTTAGTTGATGTTGAAATATTAGTGATACCTGGCATTGGTCTAATACCTCTTAAATATTTTTGACCATTAGCACCTGTATTACTATAGGCATTATTATCAAATGAAGATCCTACTCCTGATTTTTGGGAAAAGGTATTTTCTGTATTTCCATCCGAGGTACTAACAGTAATATTAGTTTTTTTTAGTGTGCCTCCTAATAAAACATATTTTTTTGCTAAAGCTCCATCATCTGGTGTTCCATTTACAACAACATTCACTCCTGATGTCATTCTTGCCCAAGCATTTCTTGATGTTTGATAATTTACTAGGGCATTGCGGTTAATAGGATCACCAAGACGTTCTTGACGACTTTTTAACTCTTCTTGTACAAAATCAGGAAAGGTCTGTTTGAATATAGACATAACATTTATCTAGCTTTATTAAATTGATTAAACTGTTGTAATATACTGTTTATATCAGTTGGTATTCTTAATTGAGTACCAGGTACTGGGTATAGAGCTCCTTTAGTTGCATTATTATTAGCCATAGATATTACCCACCATAAGGTAGAATCACCATAGTATGAATAAGCTAAAGTATCTAATCTATCTCCTACAGTAGTTATAACATAATAATCATTCTCTGACAAAGGAATATTTGGATAAAATTTTCCTTTATAATAAGGACGATTAGTATATTCTGTTTTTAATATGGTTGCATTTTGGTAACGATTCATTATTGAGGATTTTCACTTAAAAATTGATTAGTAATATCAATATCACTTGTAGGTGAAAATATTGTAGGAATTTTTTTATCAAACACTTCACCTATTTTTCCATTTATATATTGAGGGTTATCATTTATATTTTGAGCAATATGAGAAGTAGCTGCTGATTTTTTAGATATTTGATTTTCTTTACGAGTTTGTGAACCAATAGGGGTAAATGTCATTTGTACTTCTATTACATGAGGTAAAATTAAATTTCTACTACCAATTAGAGGCTCATCAAGTGCTATTTCCCAAGGGGAATCATTAGGTACAGTATATGATAAATTATTTATAATACCTGCTTGCCCATCAATCCAATTACCTACAGTCATTCTTACTAATGGTCCTCTCATTATATTCCCATCATAATCAGGCATTAAATTACCCATTAAATAATTTAATTTTTGATACATTGGCTTCATTTCAGCTTCTGATAGTGCTGCCACTTTAAAACCAACTTGTATTCTTCTAGAAAATCCATTATATATATAGAAATTTTCTCCACGACCTACATATTTAGTTTCACCCCAAGAGGCATCTGTATTATCAGAAAACTGAGTTAAGTAGGCTCTAAAAATCATCCATGTAGCTCTTTCAGGGTGGTCTGTATCAACTGATTGGATTCTAAATTTAACTAAATCATTTATATTGTATGCTCTATCTCCTATAATAAATTGTTTATCAGATATGGTTCCAGCAGGTGCATTAAATAAAGGAGTTAAATTAATTTCATCTTGGAATCCGCTTCCAACTCTTTTTTCACGAGTAAGTTCTTTCCAACTTTTTCTTAATCGTACTACAGATCTTCCATTGTAATAAACAGGACTTGTTTGAGCATCTGGTAGTATTTCAGTACTCATTGGACCTACTACTCCTTCTTTGTCATTACCATATATACCAAAAGCATTTGCTTGTGTTCCATTTACTGAGTAATTGTTTTCTCTTAGTTTTCTGGAATTAATTATTTTTTGATATGCTTGATAAGAGGCATTTTTTACAGAAACAGGAGCATTTATATTAATTCCTACATTTCCTGTTAGTACAGTATTATCAAGAGGATTTACTAGTAAGGGAATATTAGCCGTTCTTGTAGTACTATAAGTTGCTTGATCTAAATTAAAAGGTGCTTTAGTTGGATTATTAGAATCTAAATTGTTGTATTCTCTAATATTTCTTACTGCTGATGCTGCTCTAAAAAGACTTAATATTCCTGTTCCTCCTATTAAAGAAGGTACTAAAGGTGTAGCCGAAAAGTATTCCGTTTGATGTATAATCAAAACGTCTAATAAATGTTTTACCAACACCATAAACAGATCCAGGACCACCAACATACTCATCTATCATTTGTTGTTGAGGTTTAATAAATAAAGAAGCTCCTGGTATTAGAGATAGAAGTGATTGAAGAGTACTTAATACTCTAGTATTTTGGGGTTGTACTTTTGGAAGTAATTTAGCAGCATAATTTACTAATCTATTATTACTATTAGAAGGTAATCCAGCTTTAGTATATTTAGTATTTTGATTATTATTTTGAACAACAGCTAAATATTTTGTATTATCATCTTGAACAGGTAATATACCATGTCTATTAAGATGAATACCAAAAGCATTAACTGGTACTTGAGCTAATGTATTAATACCTAAATTATAGATACGGGTAGGACCTATCCCTAATTTATCTTGGATAGTATTTGCTAGCCCTCCTAAAAATCCTAATATTCCCTGACCACTAGGAAACTTTCTAGCTTCTAGTTTAGGGTTTGATAATTGTAATCCTACTTGTTTAACAATAAAAAGAGGTCCTTTAGGAAAATCAGTGAGGAATTTTCCTATACGAAGTGTATCAACGACCGAAGCATTAACAGCACCCACAACACCGCCTCTAACTAATCCATCATCAAATTTAGTCATTCGAAGACGGTTAAAGCCACTATCAACGGTGTTAATATCAACTTTTTGGTAAGGTTGACCACTGTCACCCCCACCAGGGCGATCTTTTCCGTACTTAAGTGATTTTAAGTCTGTTTTTAAATCAAGTAGGGGCATTTATATTGTATTAATAACGTCCTTCTGTCGGTCCCAAATCTTTATATCTACGCCCTGATTTAGATTTGTATACTTGTGATACAACTCCTGTTGGTTGGATGTTTGGTGCATTAGCATCTAATTCATCTAATTGAGAAGGTAGTGGTTTAAAACCTAAACCGTTACTTGGTCTCCAAGTTACATTTGGTTGACCATCAATCGAATAAAGATTATGTAATGAATCTGGTGGAACTGGGTTTACACCGAATTGTTGTGGTTTAGCACCTTTTAATCCTAAAATGCTATCTTTTAATTTGTTTAATAATGCCATGGCTTACTGTTTGGTATAAATATTTAATAATTATGCTGATTTATATGTACTTTGTACTCCCTTAGTAGTTACTCTTGATACGAATGCGTTTTCACCCTGTATAAATGCCTGAGCTGGGCGGTTTACTAGGGTTTGTTGAAGATCTTTTATTGCTTTGACTACATCAACTTTAAAGGCAATATCTCCACCAGGTGTAAAGCTTAATGCTCCTTTTTCTAAAGACATTATATCATCCCCTTTAAATAGATTAGTACCTGCTATAACTGTATCTTTATTATTTAAAGCAATAGCACCTGTAGGTGTAATCAAAGTACGAGCACCATACCCAGCAATATCATCTCCTGGTATGAGTGCTCCAGCAGCTGATGAAATTCCTCTTAATATTGGGTTTAAAATTGCTCCTGCTACATTTACAAAAGGTTGAATTATTTTTAATATAATATTAGCTATACTAGATACCATATCTAGTAATTGGCCAAAAGGTCCAGCTACTAGATTACCTACTAAGTCTTGTAATTTAGTAATAGCTAAATTAAATTTATCTTGAGCATTTTGTCTTTCTTGTGCTTGTTTAGCTTCTTCTTCCGTTATTTGAGCTAATGATTTTCCAGTTTCAGCAGCTAGTTTTTGTTTTCTTAATTGTTCAGCTAATTGATCAGCAGTTAATCCTACAGCTTCAGCTAATGATTTTTGCTGTATAACGTTCATTTTTTGGAAATCCTCTAATGAACCTACATTTTTATTTAGTTCTTCAGCTAATGCTACTTGATCACCTGTTAAAGCAGCAGCTCTTGCTCTTTCTAAATTTAATTGTTTACCAGTTAATAATTCTGCTTTTAATTCATTCTCAATTGATGATTCAAAATTAAGAAGAGATTCACCTTGGTTTTTAACCTGTTCAAGTGTAGTACCTAATGCTTTTGCTTGTACTACTGCTTTAACAATTTGTTCAGGATTATTTTGTAAGTTAGCTGCTAGTTGACCCTATACTTTAGCTGCTTCAGCTATTGTTGCTTTAAAAGGAACACCTACTCTAAGTTGGTTTCTTGTAGCAACAAAAGCACCAACCATAGCATCATTTACTGCTTTAGATGATTTTCCTGTTAATACAGATAATTTATAAATTCCTGCTGCTTCCTCTGCTTGTAACCCAAATTGTTTAGTTAACATTATTTGAGTTTCCAAAGCATCTGCTGAGTATTCGGCTACAAATCCAGTAGCTGTACTTAGTTCATTCATTGCTTCAGCAGCATTCTGGAGAGTAACATTAGCGTTAGAAGCTCCTTGAGCTACTTTAACTAGATTATTTGTTACTCTATTTGCATTATCAGCACCATAACCTAAATTTTTACCTATATCAGTTGATATTTTACTAAAACGAAAACCAGCATCTACTAGTACTTTAAACAACCCTGTTAAAGTAAATAATTCTTTTATTTGTTTTACATTGAATTTATCTTGTAAACTATTAAGAGCCTTATATAAATTATTGCTATCTTTTTTACTTTGATTTATTTCTTGTTGCTTGTTATTTGCCTTATCTAATTGCCTCAGTGAATATTCTAACTCCATATTAAGATTTCTCTCATTTTGAAGTTCTGTAATTTGATTTTTTATAATATCCGCTTTAGCTGCTGCTCCTCTTTTAGTACTTGTTAATTGTTTAGCTAATTCTTCATTAAGTTTTGTTTCTAAATTATAAGAGGAATCTATAGAATTTTTAAGCTTTCTCATTTCTGAGTCTAGCTTCTTAGTAATATTAACTCCACTATTAAAACTTTCAGTTAAATCTTTTGCCTGATTGACGGCCGCCCCTATTTTAGGGATAACAGAATTACCTAGTTGGCCAGAAATGCCCGCTATTTTCTTTTCTAATTCTTCAAATTCTTCTTGAAGTTTTTTTAATTCTTCCGGATTCATAATATGATATTACGTCATATAAATATTGAAGGCGCCTATTTTTTAGGCACCTTCGCTGTGTATGTTGGTGATATGTTAGGTCGTGCTACTTCTTTGCTAGAACTATTTTTAAGCATATTTTGTTGCTTATTAACAGCTTCTTGTTGTTTTTCGTAATATTCTTTTAATGTTTCAAATGTAAAACGACGTAACCAAATAGGCATATTATAAACGGTTTCCCAATCATAACCACCTTGCCCATTAAATACTATTTCGTGGATTTGCTTAAATAAAAATAACCTATATTCCTGCGTCAGGCCAAAAAAAGTTAAGAGATATAGGTATTGCTATACCCTCCCCTGTATAGTTTTCATCATCTGGCTTAAATGTTAAGTCAATGTCAGGTTGTACTTTAGCATAATATTCACGAAGTGCTCTAGCATCGGGTGCTAAAAGTGAAGTATCAATAAAATCACGAACCGATTTAATATCACGATCACCATTGATTGAAGTAATCATATATTTAAAACGAGTTGTAACATCAAATGAACCATTTGGATTTACTTTTTGTAATCCTTTAATTTCAGCTTCAATTTTCTTTTCATCACCGTGTGTTAATAATTTAAATGTTACTACATTACCTGATTTTGGGAGGGAAAATGTAAATTCATTTACACCTGCTGTAAATAATGATTCATCTAATGATTTTTCTTTTAACTGGGATAAATCTACTGTGGCTTCTGCTTCAGTTCCTCTAGGTGTAGCATATTTAAAAGAATAATCTTTACCATAACCTAAAACACGAGCAGCAATCAATATTGCATTTTTGTCTCCAATTAGTAAATCATCATAATTAATTGGTGTTATAATTAGTGCTTGAAGTAATTTATCGATTACTGTGCCTTGACGCATATAATTAGCATTAGTAAGAATATCTTCTTCCTTTGCTGTCATATATTTCATTTCAATTTGTCCCTTAGATAATGGAGATTCTTTTGGATAAAGTAATCCTTTTGAAGGTAACGAAACTGTTTCTGTTGGAATTTTTAATTCAGCCATAAACTATTTTATTTGTGTATATATAAATATACGAAAAAGAAAGACGTCTGCAAAGCAGACGTCTCTTAAAATAAGTATTATTAAATTAGAAGTTAAGTACGCAATAATCCATAGCAATTGATACTGATAGATTAATTGCTGCTTCATTAGCCCAATCATATTCACCAAAAGATGCTGTTTTACAATAAGCACCTTTGATAATCCACTCACCTACTACATCACCTACAGGACCGAGAATATCTAATGTTAAATCTTTCTTATAGAAATCAGAATAACCATCACGGCCAGTTACTGATTCGTGTGCTAAACGAGCCCATTCCATTACTGCTTGAGCACCACTTGGTGTTACAGGATCGTATAAACTTAAAGTCATATCATTCCATCTAACTTTACCTTTAACTTTGCGGTAAACGTTGATGTGATCTAAAATAATTTCACCAGCTTCGAATCCAGGTGCA